AGCAACCTTATAGATGGTTCTGATTACTTCGCGGTTGATTTCAGCAAGAATCTCGGTTGAGAGAATATTTGCTAATTCTGCTTCAGCATTCAGACCGTGAATTGCCTTGAGGTCCTGAGCAAGCTCAAGTGAGTACTCGGCTTTCAGAGCGCGTGACTTTGCTTCAACAAGAATCTTCTCGATTGAGAATGACATCTCGTTGAATGCATTTCCAGCAGCACCACTACCAAGAGCTTCTGCCTCGTCGGTTCTCATTCCTTGACCAGTTGTATAGTCAAGTTCAGAAGCTCCAGCAGCATTCAGCGCACCAGGATCTTCTCCTGTTTGTGCGGAAGTTGTTCCCATACCAACAGCACTGTTATCGAAACCAGCACTCAAGAGTCTATTTCTATTCTGAGCAGAGAATGTAGTATCTGCTTCGTTGTAGAATGCTTCAGTTGCGGTTGAAGGATCGCGGTCGGTTCCATAGGTAGAACGCATTGCGAAGATGAGTCCAGTAGGACCATTCATTGGTTGAACGCCTGCAACATCATAAGCGATGAGGTTAGGCATTGAGCGTCTGATTAGTGAAATCAGAACGGGGTCGAAACCAGCTGAAGGACCGCCAGCAGCAGCAGAACCTCCAAAACCAGCACCACCGACGCCATTTGTTACGCCATCAGTTCCTGTGCTTGTGGTTGGGGTTTCATAAAGCATTCCTTGATTGTGGAATGCACTTTCTTCTCTTAAAAACTTTTCTTGGTTTTCGAGCAGGACAGCGGTTACAGCCTTTCTGTGTGAATCCTTGATTGTCTCAAGACCTTCGTAGTTCAGAAGGGGTGCCCACTTTTCCTGCAGATGCTCGGATTGGAACATTTGCTTTTACCTTTTGTGGATGTTTACGTTTGATTTAATATTAAATTCAGTTTTTTGCAACTGTTGAAAGTGTTCTGAGATAAGCACTCATCGCAGGTGAATGAGATTCAACTGCAACATCTACTCCCTCTGAAAGGGTTTCAACTTTTGCTTGTTCAGAAACTGTCTTCTTAGGGAAATATGATTCCTTAAGCGTTTCTAGTTTTTCACGATATTGTGTCTCACTTTCAAACTCAACACTTTCGGAAAGTGAAGCGAGCTTCTCCTTCTGAGTGACAGCGAGTCCTTCAGAGATTTCATCGAAGATTCTATCTGCAACCGACTCGGAGAGGCGATTGTTGAGCAGAATGTTTCTTTCGATTTGCTCGTTGAGTTTTGTCTCCATTTCATCAAGTTTTTCTACCATGCTCTCTAATACATCATATTTTTCTTCAGGGATTTGTACATAATGTTCTTCAAAAAGATTCTTCATGCCAGAAAGGAATGACTCGGTGAGTTCTTCCTTAAGACCTGCCTGAACGGCAAGTTCATTTTGAGCGATCCATTCATCAGCAACATACTCAAGATATGCATCGACTCTCTCTTGAAGTTCGCTCTTAATTTCTTCAACAGACTCAGTAATCTGTTGTTCGAACTTAGACTCATATTGCTCTTCAAGAGCTTCTTTGATTTGAGCAACTTTTGTTCTTAAAGCAGACTCAAATACGATTCTGGACTTCTCTTGATACTCTTCGGAAAGTCCTTCCTCTTCATTGATATTTTGAAGAGCTTGTAGGTCTTCTTCAATATCAAATGACTCTTTTACTTCCTCTTCTTCCTCATCCTCATCCTCTTCATCATCTTCCTTATCGTCTTCTTTATCTTCTTTCTTAGCTTCAGCAACAGTCTCTTCTTCTTCGAGTTCTTCTTCAATCACTTCTTCATCTTCCAGATCCTCATCTTCTTTGATGGCATCTGACTTCTTAAGACCCTTCATAGGATCAGCACCCTTAGCACCCTTAGTAACTGCTGAAACAGACTTGAGACCTGAAGGCTCTTTTAGTTTTGCTGAATCGTCATCAACCTTATAGTTATCTGGGGTAGGTCCGCCCAGATCTTCCCAGTTACCTGTTTGACCTGGTGTAGAAACTCCAGAAGCATTTGAGTGTGACATTGCTTCACCTGCCTTTGCACCAGCATTGACAGCAGTTCTGGATTGCTTAGTGCCTACTTCCATTTCTTGTAAATTTGTACCACGAGACATTTGAACTCTCCGTTTTACCTGTACTTAAATCTATATTTATTTATAAAATGATAAATTCCACTTATTACAGGGAATTTAAGAAATTCTGGAACAATTCAATCTTGTGTTCATCAAGATTTCTTTGTCTAGAATATGAGTTAATTTGGTCCATAGTTCTTTGTGCATATTTTTCACGAAGAACTCCGCCGTCCCATACCCATTCTTTACCTTCCATAATTCCCTGAACAAAAGCATCAGGAGCAGAAGGGTCAGCAACAATATCGGCAGCAGTGGCAAGCATAAAATCCTCACCAACTTCTTTATATCCCTTATTGTTTTCTCTTAGTGAACCAATACCACGAGAAGAAACTCCGAGACAGACGCCATCACTCAAAAGTGCCTGAGCAATATTTCCCATTGGAGTAGAAAGAATCTGTGCTTTTCCAACCCAGTTGTTTCCTTTCTGCTCAAGAGAGACGATTTTATGAGAGACTCTATCAAGGTTAACTGTAGGACCATCGGGGTGACCGAGTTCTCCTAAAGCACGACCTTTTTGAACATAGTTCTCATTATAACGATTAACTTCCTTTTCCATAATTGAAAAAGGATACATTCTACCGTTACGATTTACACATTCGCTTTGTAAAAATACTCCCTGAATGTATAAATTTTTCTTACCATTTTTTTCTTCGGTAAGAACCTGAACTTTTTCTATTTCTTCTCTAATGAGTTTCATTGGATTTATTGGTTCGTTATTTATATTTATTATGTGTATATCGCAACATTATTTTCATCGTGTCTTTGATATACTCCAACAGAGACAGCAGTATTTATTCCAGTTATAGGATCGTATCTATATCTTTGATATGCTGCTGGAGTTCTAGTTCCTATGCCTGCTGGACTGTTATAATCATAAGCAATATAATCAGCATTCCAATCTTCATAGGTTACAGTTGACCATCCCTCCGTCGAACCAAAAGCAACTACCGTTGTAAATCCTGGTTGTGATACAACAGGATTATTATTTTCGTCGTGACGAATATATGGCATTTTACTCTTCTGGTTCTGATTCTAATTGATCGCTAAAAAGAGCAGATGCTACCTGAGGGCGCATATAATCAACTCTTTCAGATGCCTTTGAAAACAAAATATCCTTTATTTTGTCGCTAACTTCCGATGGTGATTGATCGGAAATAATCATATCTACAAGTTCTTCCATTGTTAATAATTAAATTACAATACTGCTATTTATATCTCCCCGCCTTTGGGAGGTTCCACAACTTTAGATTGTGGTTCGGCATCAGGTTCTGTTATTGGAGCACCTAAGTCCATTCCTGCTCCACTCATATCACCTCCACCCATATCTCCTTCCATTGGAGCATTTGGATCTGGAATAATTCCATTCTCAATTTCATATTCAATCTGTTTATCTTGATCAATAATCTCTTGATCAGTTTGGCGTAAAATCTTACGTCTTATATAATCCTGAGAATAATACTTTCCAACATAAGGTTCTGCTGTTGCGACTAGATTTAGTCTTTCTGTAAGCAGTTCAGAATCTTTAAGTTCTGAGAAATGATTATCATACAAGAAGTCATATTGAATATGTTCTTGCATAGTCTCCCAATCTTCAGGAGTAATGATATTTTTCAGAATCAACTGTGTTCTTAAAATATCACTAAACATATTTGAGAATCTCATTCTGAGTCTTCCAACGAACTTAGTAAACTTAAGTTCATCTCTTAAAATTTCTGAAGAACGACCTAGATTAAATCCACCCTCTCCCTCCATTCTTGTTGGAGGAACATTCAAAGAACGATATAATTTCTTTTTGAAATAATCAACATCAGTCAATTCTCCAAGATTCTGACCACCTGGAAGTGTTGATATTTCAGTTCCTCTTCCACCTTCACGGCGAGGAAGCCAGAAATCTTCAAGCATACTCATATTCTTTTTATCATCACGAATCTCGCCAGTAGCAGAATCGTAAACTAACTTATTACGATAACGCATCATCACATCGCGGAGATATTGCTCTGCTTTTACCTTTGGAAGATTGCCAACATCAATATAAAAAATTCTTCTTTCGGGTGCTCTTGAGAGTCTGTAGATAACCAGAGAGTCTTCAATCATTCTCAGTTGATTGAGAGACTTGATTGCTTTATTCAAATATGATAAACAAATTCCTCTATTTCTATCAACAAGACCAGATGTACAGTATGTGATAGAATCTTTTGCGAACTTTATACTACCATCCGAAAATGAGGAAATTGTTCCTGACTTATCATTCCCTTTTGGTGTGTATACAAAATACTCTTCTATTTTTGGAAATGCTAAATCCAAATTAGAATTATTTTTAACTCCAATATTATTTGAGTTATTTTTTTCTCTCTTTTGATGCCTTACATATCTAATCTTTAAAGCATCAATGTATCTTAATTCTTGAATTCCTTCGCTTGGATTCTTTATGTCAATAACTTTATGATAATAAAGTCTTCCATCAATATACCAATTTCTATAGATTTCGTGACACTTTTTATTAAAATCTAAAAGTTGTAGAATAGCTTTAAATTCTTCTCTAATCTTTTTCTTAAGAGATTCACTAGCATTTAAATTTGATAATTCTATCTGAACAGGAGAATCATCCGAATCAGAAACAATTGCCTCATTAACAATATCTTCAATGGCACTGTCCACTTCTGGATGAAGTGCCATCTCTCTATACTTTCGAATTAATTCGTTTTCACTTCTATAGACACCTTCAATATCTATAGATGTACCAAAAAAACCAGAACTCAAATAATGGTCAACCCCGTCCTCGCTATTAACGGGAACGGGGGATAATGCTGTTTTTGATTCTGGTTTACTATCTTCGATAGAAAAACCAAAAAGTTTTGCCATAATTAAATTCTAAAGATTTTATCTTTACTATTTATCACTCAATAAGATCGCCAGTTTGATCTCCAACTGCTCCAGCAGTCCAGTATTGAACCTGGAATTCAACGGTATACTCTTCAATAGTATCTGAACTTTCGTATGAAAGGTCAATTGCTGATACATTGGTTGGGAAAATATCAATAAATTGATATGTTCTTAATGGAGTAACACCACCACCAGAGACTACATCTACTGATGGGTCATTGTTTTCAGAGAATCTTCCCTGAGCAGCTCCTCTTCCGAGTTGACTTACATTAGCATTTACCATATATGCTGCTGGGTTAGTAGCACCGGTATTGTTATCAAGTTTGCTCATCAGATTCATCCATCTTTCGAATGCGCTTCTTAAGATGAAATCTTCGTCGTTGATAACGGTAACAGTCCAAGTATCAAATGTTCTGTCTCCAGCAACCTTGAAGATTCTTCCTCTAAAAGGAACTTCGATTGGAGCCATATTTGAAGCAGGCAGTGCTGCTGCCTTACACATAAAGTTGAATTCAATATCATCCCAACCAGCAACTGGGAAGTTTGGAATGCTTACTTCAAATAGGTTAGGTCTTGCGCCACCCCCAGATAGGGCAGCTTTAAATCCTGTAATAGTTCTGTACGTAGCCATTTTTGAGTCCTCCTTCTGTAATTAATTTATCTAATCAAACTCTACCAGCAACTTCTTCAAAACTTACCCCAGTGCGTGTAGCAATGAAGGTCAGTGTTACATAGTTAATAGATTTCGTTGGTTTCAGATAAATATCTGCTCTAAACTCATTATTATCAATAACTTCAGGAGTGTTATTTGTGGCATCACAAACTACGAGGAAGTCATAAACTCCTCTCTTAGCCTGTACATCACGGAGATATGGTTCAACAATGTTTACAAAGTTTGCTCTTGTGAGTTCGTCGTTTAGTTCGAACAGTTGTGCTTGAGCACTTCTTTCGAGTGCTTGCTCAACAGTTAGGAACAGGCGGCGAACATTGATTCTATCAAAAGCAGATGCATATCCTAGTGCGGTCTTATCACCAAAGAGTAGAATTCCTACACCAGGTTGGTTAATGATAGCATTAACTCTCTGAGGATAAAGACGATCTCTTTGTGCCTTATTTGGATTATATGCCAGTTTAACGGCATTATTCAAGATACCTCTTTGCTGTCCTGCAGGTGAGAACCAAGGATAAGCATTAATAGCAGTTCTTACCATCAATCCAGCAACATCTGGGTTGCAAGGAATGTAGCGGAATCTGTTATTAAATCTATCGTAGGTGTACTTATATCCACTATCAAATACAGCATAAGAAGAGGATGCTAAAGAACTATTAACTCCACTAAAGAACTCAATAATATTATTTGTTTGAATCTCAGTGTTTGTTTGGTCTACAACACCTTGTCTGTGTGGTGAAACAACAGCAATACAATCTTTTCTCTGATTAGCAATAGAAATCAGTTGAGCTGCTTTTGCTTGAGACTCATAAATATCATCTCCACCACTAGGTCCTTGAATAATGAAGTCAACAGCAATTTCATCTCTGTTTGAGAACAAGTTGTAAGCATTAATAATCTTACCAAGTTCAGCCTTCATTCCTCCAGCAGAACTGTAATCAACACCGCCACCAAGAACATATAGTTGATTACCAATAGCACTGAATTCTCTATCTTGTGCTTCTAAGTTCCAGAAACCTTGAGCATTTGTATTTGGAGTAAATCCAGTTGAGAATGCTGTTGAATAAACTTCTGCAGCATTTCCCTCATCTGATGGATTATCTCCAACATAAAGATTAGCAGAGAATTGAGCGATATAATTCTTCCAGAAAATCTTTCTTGGAGAATTGATAGCACTTACAGCATCAGATGCTTTGGAAAGACCGATGTGCTTCTCAAGAAGATTTCCCTTAACTCCAGTAACTGTTCCAAGGTCATCAAAAACGGCAATGTGAATTTCATCACCCTTACCATTTCTTTCTGCCACATACTGGGATGTTCCTGGTTTTGGAGCAAGTGATTTCCAGAAAACAGATCCGCCATTTGTCAGAGTGATGGTTTGCTCTTCATACCAATCAAAAACTCCTCCGTCTGGAATTGATATTGTGGCAACAGAAACTCCTGAGTTATTTACATATGAAATTGAATCATTTGCTAAGAAAGCATTTCCGGGAGTTGCTTCTGCGTAAGAAATTGGAGTCTCAACACCAGCAGAACTTACACGGGATACAATCTTAACATCAACACTGTCCTCACCAACACCAGTAACAATTGCTTTTAGATATCCGTTGAAAGACGAAGTTGCTCCAGCACCAACAACTGTTACGTTTGTGAGAGGTGTAGTTACTGCGAATCCAACTTGAACTTCTCCAGTTAAAGTTGTAGTTCCAAAATCTACAGTGACCGTTGTAGGTCCTGAGTTTGTAGTTGCCTGTGATAGGGTAACAAAACCTGTAGATATTCCAGTAACTGTTGTTCCTGCTGCAATAGAGTCTCCTACAACTTCTTGTCCTAGAACAATATTTGTAGTTGTAACACCAATTGTAGTAGCAGCACCTGTGGCAATTGTTACTGTTAAATCATCGGCACCGATGGCAGGATTAAATGTAAATGTTCCAGTGCTAATACCACTAATTATTTGGTCTGCTTTATCATCAATTAAAGCAACTTTAAGTCCGTTTGCCCAAGAACCAGGTGTCTTTGAAGCAAAAATATAATCAGCAGCATCATCTGCATGATTTAATTCATAATCATCAAAATTCTTAATTCTGAGGCTGTCAGTGCTTCCTGTTCCAACAGTCAGAACATTTGCGTTTTTCAGATTTGAACCATCTGCTCTTACAACCTTAAGAACTCCTCCATATGAGAGGAATGAAGATGCACTCATCCAGTACTCATACTGTGCATCTGTGGAAAGAGGCTTACCAAAGACATTGATTAGGTCTTGCTCTGTGGTAATATCAATTGGTTCCTCAACTGGTCCTAGGGGGAAAGGTCCCGCAATAACACCAATGTTATCTAATACATTATCAGCTCTTCCTACTGTTAGGTCAACCTCCCTGATTAATACACCGGGAGATAATTGAGGAGTCGCCATTTAATTTTCTCCTGAATCTCAGTTTATCTAAAAAATATTTAGGAAAACCTAAAGTTTCAGTGGGGAAACAGTCAATGAACAGGATTACCAATCAGGATATTCCCACTTATCTGAGACTTTGGACACCATTCTACTAGAAACTACTCTTTTTATTGTACATTCTTTACATTCATATGAGTATGATGATGGTATCATTCCTCTATTTTTTCTTGTTCTATAAAAGTTTGCTAAAAGATTTTTGATTTGTCCGCAAGACCTACACTTCCTATCATTCAACAATAAATGACCTAATTTTATTTGACCATCAATATCGTCATCTATTTCCATTACCTATAATCCCACATATATGCCATATCACCATATTCATCCGTATACCATCTGTCTCCACTATCATCAACAAAAGACCTATCATCATTAACTCCATCGAGTATAAATCCGAATGGTGCCATATCTTGCTCTATTTGATTTTTTTGTTCATCATATAATCTCTTTCTAATATCCTGGTCAGTCAATTCTTTAAAATAATCTTGAGCAACTAACCAAGCATAAATGACTAAACACATTGCCAAGTCATCATTACATCCTTCTTCTGCCTCAAATGAATTGTGCTTTGAAACAAAAGTTGTAAGTTCGGCAATAATCTCATAATCATTGAAAATAAGTTTATCTTCTTCAATAATTGTTTTGAGATTAAGTGCTCCAACTTTCTTAACGGTTTTGGACATCTTAACTCCCATCTGAGTTTTCTTTCCAGAAAATCCTTGTCCAACAGATTGTCCTGCCCTTCCTCTCATTGAGCACATTAAAATATTCTGATACTCCAAATCATAATGTAGTAATGAAGCTACCTGGTCGCCAATGTCGTTAACTTCACACAACACATAAGCACCATTGTAATTTTTTGCTACTTCGTATATAATGTTTGGATACATCATTGGTTTTATTTCATTATTTCTATACTTCGCAACAACTCTGTGAGGAAACTCGGTAATATCAATAATAACGAATGCTGAATAATCCTCACTCACTCCTCTAGCAACATCAACTGTAATTAAATAATCGTGATTTTCTTTTGGATGTTCATAAACATCTAATCCAGCATTTCTTATAATGGGATTTTCATAAACAAAAGATTTAAGTTTTGATGGTGCGATTAAGGTGTCAACAGACCCCAAAAACTCACACTCAAACTCAACCTTAAATTGTTGTTCCGAAGTGTTTGCAATTGTTTGTGCCTTCCAAGCAGCATCTCTTCCAGGAACTTCTGACCAATGAACATCTGTTGGAATATATTCATTCTTTCCTCTTTCAGCATCATTCCAATACCTATAAAAATGATTCATCCCGTGTGGGGTAGAAACCATTATGACTTTTGTGTTTTTGCCAGAAGTAATAGTAGGATAAACAGATGCAAAGAACGAGTCTGCAATATGGTTTGGAACGAAAGCGAATTCGTCGAGGAAGAGGATATTAAACGACATGCCTCTGACAGCAGACGCAGATGTAGAAGCTGCCAATATCTTACTGCCATTTTCTAACTCAATAGAACCCTTATTCCAAGATATAATACCCTGTTGCATCCATTTTGGCAAGTTTTCATAAGCAGTCGCAAGTCTTTGTAACAATTCTCTTGCGGTTGCTGCCTTGTTTGCTAGAATGCCAATATTTACACTATCATTAAAAATGAGATAGTGTAAAAGATATGAAACCACAGTAGTAGACTTTCCAGTCTGTCGTGGCATCTTACAAATATTAAATCTATTATTATGAAACCTATTGATTAATTTTTCTTGAAAATCATAAGGTTTAAATTGAGTCAAACCTTCATCAAGAGAAACAATTTTGATATAATTATTTGCAAAGTAAACAGGGTCGTCTTTACATTTAATAAATTCTAAGACTTGCTCTTGAGAAAACTCAATAGGAGTATTTGCCTTCTTTAATAGTGGATTACCAAGATATACCTCACTCATAATTCGTTCTTGATTAATAGGACATCAAAACAAGCAGTATATCTTCCATTATTACTTCTGGTAGTAAGTCTAACATCAATATCAGAGTGTTGTGGAAGTTGCTGCGGAAAAGCAAATTTGTAAAAATATTCTTGAGCACCAGAAACTTCAAATGTGTGTGCAACTCTAAATGCCTGCCCAATAGTATTATATCTAACATACATAAATCCCGTTGCATCTGCTCCAGACTGGGCGCTTGCCATACCTTGATATAAGTATCCGGTATATCCATTTGGAATTGTATAAACACTCATCAGAGTTTGCCCAAGTCCTGCGGTAATTCTAAGAACCTGTACTCCACCCCTAGAAAAATTAAGTTGGCCAACATTTGCAGTACCAGTTTTTATATATCCACGAAAAACTCTCCTAAAAATTTTAGTTCCGGTAACAGTTCCTGTGCTTGATAATATAAAATCTTCTTCAATAATATCCCAGTTTGAATCTAAACCAATGATTGTTACTACTTTTCCATTATCACTTACACCAACTTGTGCTCCTACAAGAACTCCTGGGGTATCAAATGCATTCCAAGGATATAAAGTATCGGATTTATCCCAAACTGATGCAGTTGTATTTGTTGATTGGGATGGGGTAGCACCAAATTTGTGAATTGCCGACGCTCCACGAGTCTTTCCTCTTGAAACATTCAATTCAAATTCTTCATCCCAAATATAATTCTTAAATCCCATATCAATCAATCCATTCTAATTTTGAGGGGTGATATCTTTTCACATTTTTAATGTCTAAATTTTTTTGCTCAGATGGGTAGATTTGATGAACAACTGCTCCGGGGTATTGTGACTGAAGTTGTTCCGCAAGTTGTTGATTTGATGGAATGCCATTGTTAGTAACCATCTCAAGTCTGTATAAACTTCCTTGCCACATTACATCGGCAACATAACTTTCCCCAACTTGCTGAGGTTCTTCTCCCTGAGAATTAATATAAAGATTTCCGTTAAAGTCTCCGGAAATATTTACTGATTCTGATAAAAATTCTTTGAAAGTTTTCATCTTGTTTACCATTTTACTTTATTTGCCCAATAAGCAGCAGACATTTTTCCTTTAGCAATATTCTTAGCGTGTCTGGTTTTGAACCTATGACGACGACTTGCGTATTCTTTAGACTCTCCTTCTTTCTTTGGTGAACCTTTAACTCCCTTTTGTCCGAAACGAATAAGTTTTTCTTTTCCACCTTCACACGCTTTTACAACGTGAGATTTTCCAGTTTCTCCTGAACCGTGTGCTTCTGCCTTGGGCTTATTACAAGGCATCTCAGACTTTTTTCCCTCTGATATTTCAACCTCTTTTTTTTGTTGCTTTTTCTTTTTGGAACCATAAGTTCTTGGGTCAACAATACCTTTAACAAAGTTTTTTGGATAATCTCTCATTCTTTTAGTATGCTTTGCTGCATATGAAGCGCCCTTTGCCCCGAGAGCAAGTCCCGCCAAACCACTGATTATTCCTGCATCTTCATCAAGTTCAGTTTCTTCATCAAACTTCTTTCTTACTGCAGCAACCATATCTTTATATGCTTTTGTCTGCATCATTTCTTTGCGTGCTTTTTCATTTTCCTCCGCACGCTTCTTCATATCCGTTTCTTCTCCAATAGTTTTATTGTTCAATAGATAATTTTTTGATTTAGTATTTTGAACTTGAACAATAGGTTGGTCTCCTTTTAGAGTAGTTACGTGAAACTGAAGAACTCTTGAACCCGGATATACCTTTTGTATTTCTTCCTCCACATCTTTTCTCGAAGGCATCTTTACCTGTGGGAAGAACATCGTTATTGAATAAGTTTTCCCTCTCCAAGAAAGTAAAACAGCAATTAGATTTCCAGTTTGTGCCTGAAGACGAGTTGATGCTTCAGAGATAAGAGGTTCTGGAGTAATTAAATCAACAAACTCAACATAATCATTTCCATCAGCATCTTGAATAGTTACAGACTCTTTAGGAACACAATTGGGAACTTCTTTACCACCTTTTTTCTTAGTTCCAACCATCTCGTATCCTTTCCAGCAAGGATCCTCACCTTTCATTTTTTTCTTTTCTTCATCAATAATCTTATCCACAAGAGGAGATTTTGACTCTTTCATTTCTCCGCCTGAGACATAGTCAGCAGCAGTGTCAATATAATCTGCTGCTTTGGTAATTTTAGATTGAACCCACGCTTCTAGATTACCTTCATCTTTTCCAACTTTACCCATCAATTTTTTAACCGCATCATCAATGGTTTTGAGTTCAGATCTAGCCATTGAATATTCTTCATCCTTTACAGAGACCTTATCCCAAGCATTCTCTCCGTAACTACACTCAGATCTTTTTTCCCTCTTATCGCAGAGTGGACAATATCTTGACTCCTCGTGCTCTTCTTTGAGTTTCTTTGCTGATTTTTCCATTTTAGAAAGTCTGGTATAATAGTCTGGAAATTCCCCTAGATGTTGTAAGGCAATATCCTTTGCTAAATCTTTATCTTTGGTATGTTCGTGTTCGATGGGAACACCAATATCAAGTTGCTTTTCAATATCAGATACACTAACCTTATGTTTCTTGGCAATTTGCTCAACTGATTTATGTGATTTAATCTTTGCCATTATTGGTTAGAACATTTATTTATATTTATAAATTATTCTTCAACATCAAAAAAGAATATGTGAAATAATCTAGATGTCTCTTTAGTAAATCCAAAATATTTTGAAGCTGTATGTGGACAATGACCATCCCATAATACCAATCTGTTAAATACATTTCCAACTACATCAACTTCTTGCCAGGGAGTTGAATCAACAAAACATCCTGTAGGAGCAGCATCTGCCCACATTTCATCTGCACCTGGTTCACTTGAGTGCCTTACTCTAGTTTTCCTATGTGCAATCAACGAAGTTCCAGTTTCATACGGAGCATCCGGAGTTAAATAAACAACGCCCGCATACATTTGAGAATCGGCATGATATACCAAATGATCTTTTGCTGTACAGTATTGAAAAACCCCACAAACTTGATATGTTTCTGTCCAATTAGTGATTTTTTTACCCATTATTCTTTCAAAAGATTCTTTGGTACCATCAACAATAAATTGTTCACCGGTTCTATTTCCCATAAAACCTCTACCAAATCCACCTTCTCCATATTCTTGTTGTAGGGCAAAATCTCTAATCGCATAAGGATCTTTATAGTAATTGTCTACAACCCAAAGTGTTCCTTTGGATCTGTCATTAATTTGTGCTCCATCGCCATTTAATATCATTGCCATAATTCAAAATCCTGTATATTTTTTTCTTAAAAATTCCAAATCATAAGTAGTTTCGGATAAAGATCTTTCTTTATCTAAGAATGGTAATTTATTTGGACTACAACCTCTCCAATGTGGACCCCATTTACCATTCAAATATTCCATATTTAGATCATGAGAATATCTTAATAAAACTGATAATTCTGGATCTTTCTTACTTGTTTGACTTGCGTGAGTATAATACTCTTCTTTGTTTCCATCTCCATGAAAATAATTTGAATTTAGTGATGTGATACGCTTTGTATTTGAATTTATCAATCTCATTAAATAGTCCACATCTTCACAATATGC